TCTTTTTAAGTTGGAAAAATGGTTGAGAATGTTCAACATATTTAATTTCAAATAATCTATCGCCTAAAGGAAAATAAATTAAATCACCTTCTGCAGGTCTGGTCATTATCTTAATACCATCTTGTCCATCTGAAAGTGGACTTATATATGATTCAAATCTATCTTTTGAAATTGTTAAAGTTACTTCATTAGTTGCCTGAATACCAAACTTTGATAGTAGTGTAGTTTGATCTCCATATCCTTCATAATTATTAAGATATGCTTCTATAGGATATGCATTATCAAATTTTGATGCTATAACTTCTTGTATTACTGTTTTCTCTGTTATATATTTTCTGGGCATATAATGTACTTCAACACCATACATCCTCAACTGTTCGTTGATTAAATCTTGTACTAAATTTTGCTCTCCAGGAGAACCTTGTAGGAAAAATGAATTTAATACCATTATCCTATCATATCAAGAGGTGGTAGTTCATAAGTGTTGGACATTTTTTCCATGATGGAATCTAAATCTCTTTGAGCATCATCATACATTTGTCTTCCATTTAATTCGATTCCACCCGGAAGTTTTACTCCTTGGAATTTCATCATATTTTGACCCCACTGCTTCTTAATCAATGCAGTCAAATATGGTTTTATAAATGAATCATTCCATACTTTAGCATAATCATTTGGATCTAATGTTGCATAACAATCAATAATCAAATAATCATCAACGGTTAAAGTAGACCAATCAATATCAAGATAAAGTCTATCTTGTCTTTTATTAAATCTAATTTGCTTCTGTGTGGTTAATAAGAAATCCAAATCTTCAAGATATGTCTTAACCATAGCATAGGATAAGAGTTCAGTAGATCCCCAATAGTAGATATCATTTAAGAATAACTGATACTTCACACTGAACATATTATTAGTCATGGTGTTACTTCCATCAAAATGGAATAACTTAGTAACTCCTATTACATTCGGTGGAATCTGTAAGAAATTGCTATTTTCTTCATAAGAAAATTGAGTAGTAGCAGAACCTACAATTGTAGCATCTGCAGTAACTGTAGATATTCCTATTTTACCATTACTTCCGCCATTTGCTCTTCCTCTATCAATATCATCTTTCGTTACTTGATACTTATAAAAAGTTTGATATACGCCATCAAAATGTCTTTCTTGAAAAAATTGGATAGCATCATCCATCAGATCATCAATTTGCTCATCCGCAACGTTGATCTCTAAAACTGGAGCACCCAATTTTCTTTTACAATAATCAACTAATTCTGTTCTGGTAGATGGTTGCGCCATTTACACACTTTCCTTTATTGATATTTAGACCGAACAAGCTGGTGTAATAAATCCTTAATTTCAGTGATCTCACCTTTTAAGTTAGCAAGATCTTCTTCCATACTTTGAGATTTTTGATCCGTTTCTTTGTTAGCATCACGTCTCGCAATATATTCATCATAAGCAGATTGATTGGTGTTTACAATGCTTTGCGTTTGAGGATCTCTCATCAAATTTGAGTGATCCTTTACTTTTACGTATTCCATAATTAAGCAAGTGCTATTACTCTTAAATCCTTAACTGAAGGAGCATATACTTGACTGGTTGAAGTTAATACAAATTTAATTCGATATGCTCTAAATGAAGGCAACTCTTTTGAACTAAATGTATATTCCGACCAAGCATCCGCCATAGAACCTTCAGAAGGAAGTGGAACATACACATCAGAACGACCACTACTATCCTCAAGTTTGATCATCTCACCTCTATCATCTAGATTATCATATCCAGGGAAAGGTGTAAATACTGGATCAAAGTTATCCTTCTCACTTATTGCATAGAAAGCACGAATATCTGTATAGGTATTCATATTTGCATTTATCATAATTTGTAATGAAGTTGCAGAATTTTCAAGATTAATTTCTTTAGAAATATACTGCATTGCAGTCGGATCATTAGTTAAAGAATTTGCTCTCTTATCTGTAGCATAATTTTCAATTACACTATTAACTCTACTTGATGTTAAAATAGTATTAACTCTTTGAGTATCAATTACCGGAGATAATTTTGTATCAGAAGATTCTAATATAACACTCAATTGGAATGATTTACTACCAGGAAGAGCAGTTAATTTATTGTTCTGATTAACTTCGGAACAAATAATTCTAGGAGAATCAACATAATTTTGTTGATTTAATGTAATAGTTTCCCATCCTTTATCTATAAAAGGAATCTCATTTCCACTAATACTCTTTCCACTTACTGTCCTAATCATACCACTTAAGGTTGTTCCGGGGACAGTAACATTCTGGACCATTGGTGTAATAATTTCATAAGGCATATTTTGAGTTGCCTTAATATTTCTTCCGCCACCAGACTTAGTATTACTTATATAAAGTTTTGGCCATCCAGAAGAAGGAGTTCTATCAACACCACCAGTACTCATACCAACTTTAATATTATAAGAATCAAAATTGATCGCATCTGAAATTGTTACGTCACTTAATTCGTGCGTCTTGTTAATTCTCTTAAGTGAGATTCCATTCAATTCATACTTATAAACTGGTGTTCCTGTTGGATAATCTTTTGGAGTATTTCCTCTAGTAATTATTCCACCAATAGCATTTGAAGATGCTGTTGTGAATCCAATAATTTCATCACCGATACGCAAATAACCAGCATTTGTAGTACCAACACCAACATTTTCAAATGATTGGAAACTAGCAACCGACTCAACTGATAAAGGTCCATTATTAGTTGCAGCATATGGTGAAGTTAATTTCGTTGGTTTGAAGTCTGATTCAACACCAGATATTGTAACCAAATTATCTTCATGATACATTCCGTGATTTTTATGATTTACTTTTATATGTAATCCATCATTTACAACATAAAGATTATTAAATTGAACACCACCAACATCTGACATATTAGACATTGTTGAACCACTACCTGCCCAATTTAATGCTGTTGTTATTCCTGATCCATTAATAAATTGAACAGTAGATGCCGATCCAACAGAAATAAAGTTTCCTTGAACATTATTAATAATAAATTCATTAGTACTTCCAATTGATGTGACAGATAGTCGTAATGCAGTACCAACATTATTACTTCCAATAGTAGTTACGCCAAGAGTATCACCGATCAAATATCCAGATCCACCTGCTAAAATAGTTGCAAATCCAACTGTTCCATCAATTTTAACTTGAATATCAGCAGTTGCATTACTACCATCTCCAGTAAGTGTTGTTAAATTAACTCCAGGATAAGTAAATGGACCAGTGTATCCAATTCCAACATTAATAACATTTAAAGTTCCTGTCGCACTACCAGCAGCTCCAACATAATTACCAGTTGCATTATTTCCTGTCTGACTAATAATATTACCAACAGAAAGATCTGGATCATTAATTGTTGTGGAAAGTGCAACTCTTACTTTTCTTGAATTCATAGACAATGAATCATCCATCAATGTTGGAATTTGTCCATTTCCTTCACTTAATGCAGGATTATAAAACTCAACTGTACCTTTATCAACAAAATCTGCTCTATAAAGAACAAACTTCAAGTCTTCCCATTGACTGGGTTCCCAAGTAGAAGCATTCTGTGATTTAAAGAGTGAACCAAGATATGGTTGGTTTGAGATAAATGCATCAGTTAAGAGATCATTTTCACCAATTCTAGAAATATAAACGCTATACTTAGTAGAATTTGATGCTACACAAATAGCATATTCATCATTTCCGTCAAGATAAACAGGAGCATCAAATACAAATGGTGTCGCAACAGATCCATCTCCAGAAGTAGTAATATCATCTGGATTTAAAATAATTTCGGAGAATGGTAAAACCTTTTGTGTTGGTGTTCCCTCCTTCATTGTTCTAATCTGAAGAGTTACTGGAATATTATCATCATCCTTACTCCTAAAGAATATGTCACATCTTGTAATAAAGATACCACCTTCTTCATCAACTAAGAATGATTGCGCCAAAGGATCATAATATTGAGTCATACTATGACGTGATGTATGACTACTCAGAGTTCTAGTCTGAATAACTTGCATTCCAGTTGTTCTATTAACTGCGTGATCTTCAAATTTAAGTTTATTTTGAACTCTTGCATTCCTCACAGAAATAATATTTTCCTGTACTGTTTCAAGAGTTCCTGTTGCATTGTATCCTTCTTCAGAAATTGTAGTCGCAGTTTCTTGATTGTTTGCGCTATCATTAACAAAAGTAAGTACTTTTGTTCCCGCTTCAAATTTTGGATTTGTCTCAATATTCGGATTAGGAATAAAGAAACTACCATTTAAGTCTGCAGCTATATCAGAAATCAATCTATGGTCTGTAATTGTTGCTTGAGCACCACTTGTTTGCCCAACAAGAATCATTCCTGGTTCAACCCAACCAAAATACTCACCTTGTGCCTGTTCTTGTAATGAGAATGTATCAATATTCAAAGTTGTTGATGATGATGAATAAGATTCAGCAAGTGGCCGTGAATTATATGGGTTTTGCTTATATGTGGTTGTAGGAAAATTATATTCACCAGACTTATGATTTGATCGTGCAGTTCTGAATGTTATTTTTGGACTTGATGCTTCCCAATTAGGTCCAACACCCATTCGCTGTGCAGTTCCAATTACAGTTTCTCCAACATCAAATGTGCCAGAAGTCATAGAAATTTCAAGAAGTTTTGGAATACAGAATCTAGTTACATTCATTCCATCAAAGAAAGCAAACATTTTTGTAAGTGGTTTAACTTTCTTATTAACAAATTGAATATTTCTGGACCTCATATAAGGAACAGCATCTCTACTTACAACTCTATCTCCAACAGAAGTATTATCCCATTGTTCAGTAACACTAAGTCTACTTCCAGTTCTTGATCTTACACCAGTATCTCTTTGTTCTCTTAACGTTTCTTGAATAACTGTATTTGTCAGTGTATAATTAATTGTCCGTTGGCGAGCCGTACCACCATGGCCACGATTAGATGGTACTCTACCACTCCTAATCGTTCTGATTCTTGTGGATGTCGTAACATCACTTCCCGTCCAATTGGTTTCCCATGCATTCCAAATAGTAGGAGCAAATCCAGTTTGTGGATCAACATTATTATTCTCAACCATCTGTCTCATGGTCTCATTATAATCACCTTCAGTTTTAATAATCTTTGCTTCTAATCTTGTAGTATCAATCCAAGTATCTGTGGCAGGTGTTAATGTAAGCGAACCTTGCCAAAAACTTACCAAAAATGGTGTTACACTTTCAGTTCTAGTAGCAAAATTTTGAGATAACCATTCAACTTCAGCATAATCAAGAGTAATTACATCAGAAGTTTTTCTTATATTAATACCTTCGGGAGACCTGAATGCTAAATCCGCTGTAGGATCAACATTAACAACAGGACCTAGAACAAGATCAATTGCATTTGTATAATGTTGAGGTTTTAATGTTTTATTTCCAATATCAATACTATTTTTATAAGGAAGTTCATTCTCTTGAGTTCTTGCATTAGTAAAGTTATCAACAAAGAATCCAGATTTAAATCTATTCAAACCTTGACTATCAGCAACAAACATATTAGCAGTGTTTGTTTCAAGTAAACTTAATGATGTATAATATTCAAGATTTTTAATTCTCTTCTCAAGTTGTCTAATATCGACCATTCTATATCTCTTATGCTCCATAAAATCAATTGAAGATTGAGAAGGATGATAAAGATATGGAG